TATGTTATTTTAAAAAGCTGACACTAGATAAGTTTCTCAAGAAACACGCATCAAGGACCTTTAACACTACGGCCGATGCTTTACGTATGTTAAATTGTAAGCGAGCAGATTATAAAGAAGGTGAAAAAAATGTATGGTATGTAGATATGCCAGAGTTCGTAAGCCATCAAGCAATACAAAAGAAAACAAAGAAAGAAGATATATCAGAAATGGACAATGACTTTCATGAAAAATTTAAAAAACCAGAAACAGAAACAAATATATAAAAAGACTGTAAAGATATTTGGTCCACCAGGAACAGGTAAAACATATACGTTAATTGAACGTATACTAAAGAAGTATTTACAAAAAGGAGTGCATCCTAAAGACATTGCTTTTATATCCTTTACAAACAAAGCAGTAAATACAGCAGTGGATAGAGCCTTAGCACACTTTACTAAATACACGCTAGATGACTTTCAAAGGTTTAAAACACTACATAAGTATTGTAGACGTTACTTTGAAGAGGAAGTATTTGATCCTAAAAACTGTATGCTAGATTATGCTTTGCAAACTAAAATAATAAAAACATCGGATAAGAGATTATCTGATGATGGTTTTATGTATAAAGACTGGTCGCTTGGTATTTACGATAAAGCAAGAAACATGTTAGCTGACCCAATGCTTGTATATAAAAAAGAGTCTTACAAAAAAGATAACCTAGATATATTTGCAAGAAAAATAAATGCTTATGAGCATTATAAAAAAGATAGCTTTATAGATTTTACAGATATGATTGAAAGGGCTATTGATGAAGTAGACTTTCCTAAATTAGAAGTATTGATACTAGATGAAGCCCAAGATTTTACACCATTACAATGGTCTGTCATATACAAAATGGCTGACAGTACAAAACGTATTTATTTAGCAGGAGATGATGACCAAGGTATTTACAGATGGAACGGTGCTGACCCTAAATTTTTTACTACATACTTTCCTGGTCGTAAGGTAATATTAAGAAAGACAAGAAGGTTCGGTAAAAACATCCATCACTTTTCTTCTATAATAAGAAGAGGTATTTTAGATAGTGTTGATAAAAAATATGAACACGGTGGTGGATCTGGTTACATAAAAAGATATCTTAATTTTTATGAAATACCTTTTCATGAGTTATCTGGAAGTTGGTATATTTTAGGACGAGTACACTCAACTGTAAATGAATTAAAGATGTCTGCTAAGAGTAAAGGTTTATATTTTTCAGACAACCAAGGTAACAAATCATTTGACTCTAGACAGTGGGAAGCCATTAAATCATGGACTTCTGTATCAAAAGATAATAGTATAAGTAAAGAACAAGCAGAGAATATGTATAAATATATAAGAGAGTTAAAACATTTTGATTTTCGTACATCTAAATTTTGGAATGATATTCCTGTATCACAATCCTTTACTTTTAAAGATTTACTAGAGTGGGCAGGCTTAGATATGTTAGCAGAGGACAAGAAAAAACCTTGGTGGGAAATTTTAAAAAGAAACTTCCAACATAAACAAATGTTATATTTTATTGAGTTGCTGAAAAAGTATGGTCAAAAAAGTTTAAACAATAAACCTAAAATAATTATAGACACGATACATAGTGTCAAAGGTGGTGAAGCAAATCACGTTTGTATTTACTCAAAAGCAAACTGGCCTGCTTCTTTTTCACATAAAAATGTTGCAGAAAGATCTGATGAAAGAAGAGTGTATTATACTGGAGTAACTAGAGCAAAAAATTCCTTACATATTTTATCAACAGACTTTAGGTATAACTATCCAATCGGACAAGACTACTTAACTTATATACAAGAAGGAGGATAATATGAAGTGTTGGCATTGCGGAACAGAATTAATATGGGGTGGAGATCATGACGCAGAAGAAGATGAAGAACATGATATGGTAACTAATTTAAGTTGCCCTGAATGTGAAACTTTTGTGCTTGTTTACCATACGTTTGATAAGGGTGATAAAAAATGATGTTAAAGAAAATAATGAAAGATAAAAATATAGATGTGCATCAAATGGCTTCTGATTTAGATGTGTCCTCTACACACATAATAAATTTAATTGCTGAAAGATATGGCCCTAGTTTAAAATTATTAAAAAAAATTAGAGAGGTTTATAATTTACCTTTAGGAGGAGAATAATGGAATTTTTATTATTATATACCTTGGTTTATACAATCATAGGTTTGCAAAATTCAGGTGTTTTATAATTGAAATATGTTATAAATTATAAGATGGAGTTTAAAACAAGACCCACCAAACATGAAGTAGAAGGTAAGCTATGGAATTTATTGTCAAAGGGATTTACTTTAAGAACTGTAGAAGAAAACAATTATTATGTAAATAAAAAAGAGGTAAAAGAAAAACGTGAAAAATAAAAAAGATACGTCTATCTGTCATAGCTTATTAAAGTTTTTTGAAGAGAATGACCAGGTGCCTAAAAAACTTGTAGAAGAGTTTTCTGTATTAGTAAATAAAGTGTATGAGCATGTCGAAGATGTTGATACCTTATGGCAGAAAGGAGGGAACCATTACAAAGATTTTAAGATACAACCTTCTCAATTTATAAATGAGAATAAAATAATGTTTGCCGAAGGTAATGTTTTAAAATATATATGCCGTCATTCTAAGAAAGGTAAGGCTGAAGATATAAGAAAAGCCATACACTATTGCGAAATGATATTAGAACGTGATTATGAATAGTTTTCAAGGTAGAATCATAAGCAAAGATTATTTACAGGCCTTCTACGGCCATTTAAATGGATTTAGGGGTAAAAACCCTTGTTTTCTGGGGGTTTCATGACATCATTACAGCTAATATTAAACTATAAGAAGAATTTGTGGACTGCTCCACCTGAATACAAAGATTTATCAGGAGCAAAAGAGATCGCTATCGATTTAGAAACTAAAGACGATGGAATCAATGGAGGTTTAGGAGCAGGTTGGGCAACAGGTAAAGGTAAAATAGTTGGCTTTGCAATTGCGACAGAAGGTTGGGAAGGTTATTACCCCATAGAACATTTTGGTGGTGGTAATTTAATTAAGGAACAAGTATTAAAATACATGCATGATGTTTGTAAGTTACCTTGTCGTAAGATATTCCATAACGCACAATATGATGTGGGATGGTTGAACGCTTATGGTATTGACGTTCGTGGGGAAATTGTCGATACCATGATCGCAGGAGCATTGATAGATGAAAACAGATACACGTATAAATTAAACGCACTAGCAAGAGAATATTTAGGAGAGATAAAAGCAGAGGGTGATTTGAACGAAGCTGCAAAAGCTCATGGTGTAGATCCAAAGGCTGAGATGTGGAAGTTGCCTGCTGAACATGTTGGACATTATGCGGAACAAGATGCACGGCTCACGTATCTTTTATGGCAACGTTTTAAACATGAAATGGAAAAGCAAAGCCTTACAACTATTTGGGAGCTGGAAAGAGATCTGCTTCCTATTTTAATTAAGATGCGACAAAAGGGTGTACGTGTTGATAGAGCTAAAGCAGAAAAATTAAAAACTACATTTGAGGTAAGAGAAAAGAAAACATTACAAGATATAAAAAAACTTATCGGTAAGGATATTGACATTTGGGCCGCCAGACAAATTAGTTGGGCTTATGATAAATTAAACATTGAGTATCCTAAAACAGAAAAGACTGGTGAACCAAGCTTCACGCAACAATGGTTAAGTAACTCTCAAGCACCTATTAGTAAACTAATTGTAGAAGCTAGAGAAATAAATAAATTTCATAATACATTTTTATCTAGTATAATGAAATACGAACACAAGGGTCGGATACATGCTGAAATACAACAACTCCGAAACGACTCTGGTGGAACCGTTTCTGGTAGGTTATCAATGTCGAATCCTAATCTCCAACAATTGCCTGCCAGAAACAAAGAGTTCGGCCCAATGATACGTGGTTTATTTTTACCTGAAGAAGGTTGCAAGTGGGGAAGTTTCGATTATAGTCAGCAAGAACCACGGCTCGTGGTTCACTATGCTTCTAGTATTGGTGAAGGCTATGAAGGATCTTCAGAATTAGTAGAAGCGTATGCGAATGCAGATGCAGACTTTCATCAAACCGTAGCCGATATTTGTGGTATCGGTCGTAAAGAAGCAAAGACTATTGGACTAGGATTGATGTATGGTATGGGTAAGAAAAAACTAGCCACGATGCTCGGCCTGGAGTATGAAGAAGCTAATAGTTTAATTGCTAAGTATAATCGTAAAGTGCCTTTTGTAAAATTATTGTCGGATCGTTGTATGAAAAAAGCAAATGATCAGGGAGTGATACGAACAAAGCTTGGACGTAAATGTCGTTTTAATATGTGGGAGCCAAGAGATTTTGGTTTACATAGTCCAGAAACTTTTGAGAATGCCGTTGCTAAATATGGACGTAACAATATTAAAAGATGTTTTACATACAAGGCCTTAAATAGATTGATCCAAGGATCAGCGGCCGATCAGACTAAAAAAGCAATTGTTAATTGTTACAAAAAAGGTTACTTACCTATTGTACAAATACATGATGAATTATGTTTTAACGTTGCCAATGATGAGGACGTGGAGAAAATAAAGAGAGAGATGGAGTCTTGCGTGGAACTAAATGTTCCAAGTGTAATAGATGTTGCTCTAGGCAACGACTTTGGTCAAGCTACTTAGCTTGGTTGTGAAATCTTTTATGCATATTATTTTGGTCTTGTACAATTAATTTCTTTGTTAGTTCCTTAATTTTATTTGTTAAAGGAACCATAGCAGGTGTGTAAACACCATGTTTTATGTACAGTTGAGTCCAAAGATGTTCTAATGCAATCTTTTCATTTAAAAGTTTCATTGTTACTCCTTATATTTATACAATAACATTAGCTGTTATTATATGTCAACATCTCTTGACTTATCCCATATATATAGTATCTTAGTTATCTTATGTAACTATATATAGAAAGGAAGAAAATGGATACAACAAGATGGAAAAGTGTAGCAGTAAGAGTTGAGGATTATGATGTTTTAAGGGCTTTGTGTGAGAAAAAGTTCAGAGCACCAGCAGCAATGATCGGTAAATTAGTAAATGATTATTTAGAATTCCAAGCAAAAAGGGATAACACCACTGTAGACAAATACAGAAAAAAGTTATTAAATAGTACTAGCAAGGAGTAATAATGAAAAATTTTTTAAAGAAAAAAGTTGTTAGACCCTACAAAAAAGTATCTAAATACTTTGTAGAAAAATATAAATGGGTAAAAAAACGTTTGTTCGGAAAGCTTTGTCAGTGTAAAGACTGATGGGGCAATTCGACGATGCTTGGAAATCAAGTGTACAAAAGGTTCTAGACAGACGAAAAAAAAAGAAGCAATATATAATATGTGCTACGTGTAGAGGAAATGGTTATGTTATTACAGATCGTTTATCTAAAATACACCTACGCACTAAAACTTGTGAAGATTGTGGTGGGTCAGGTCATTCAGGAGTAAAGGTTGCTGACTCCCAAGAAAAAACCTCGTAAAGATAAAGGCACCACTAAATCTTTAAAGTTTAGAGAACAACGATTTAAAAAATATAAAAACAAAGATGTATTTGTAAAAGATTCTACGTACGCTAGGCATCGTATTAAACAAAGAATAATAGAATATAAGCTAATACCTTATATTTGCTCTGTGTGTGAAACTCTACCAACATGGGAGGGTGAAAAATTAATACTTGTATTAGATCATATTAATGGTATTAATAATGATAACAGGCTTAAAAATCTACGATTTGTATGCCCAAACTGTGAAAGTCAGCTACCAACGTACAAGAGCAAAAATATCACGTATCAAAAACAAAAGAAAATAAAAGAGGAATTATGAAAGATTATGCAGAGATATTTGATTTTTTAGCTAAAAAATTACAATTTGATGATTATATCTATATTAGTACTTTAATTTTAGAAAATTGCATGAACCCTGATCAACAAAAAAAGATGCTGTCGTATGTTACAAAAGCATCTCAGGATGTTACAATAGAGGTCGGTCAATTTATCTTGGAAAAAAAACAACCTAGGATAAAGAAAAAGATCGTAAGGCGTGGTTCACGTAAATTTACTGTAATAGAAGGAGGCTATAAGGTATGAAAATTAATTTATCCGAGATGCTTAATCTTAACAAGGACTATGAAGATAGTTTTGTAATAGATTTGAGTTCGTTAGAACATATGGAACGTGTTGATTTCATTGATAAACTCTACTCTGATGTAGCAGTTTTTGAAGAACATAAACCAAATAAAGAAATAAAAAAAATTATTAAAAATTACAAAATACTCATTTCAGGTCTGATAGATAAATATGCACATTAATGGTAGCTTCTCCGTATCTTCTGAAAATAATGGGTATTAACTTCTCAAGAGAGATGTTATATAACAACCCTGATCCTGAACAAAAGCTTTGGAGAGCCGTGATCATTAACGCCTTTGATGAAACACTCATCTATCAAACTGACCGTAAGTCTAGCCTCATTAAAATGAATGCTCATAATTGGATCTTATCGGATAATTACGCTTTTGACCAAGTATGTGACTGGGCTGAAGTTGATAAAGAAATCATACGCTATAGTTATAAAGAAGCTTGTA